CTTCACCCAGAATCAAGTCTTCATCGGCGACGGCATCCTGACGAACTACTTGGACATGACTCAGGGTCTTGTCCTTCAGAACGGTTCAATCACCTTCCCCGACTCGACGTCTCAGACCACGGCGTTCAATTCGTCCGTCCTGCTGCCTTACGCGCTGATCAACTCGCAGGTCTTCACCGGCACCCCGAGCTTGCCCACGGGTACCATCGGCGTGACCCAGCCGACCCTGACGTCGTCGACCCAGTTGGCGACCACGGCCTTCGTCCAGCAGGAACTCGCCGCCGGCACGGCCAACGCTCGCAACCTTGAAGTCCTCGTCCGCAACCAGAGCGGCTCGACCATCCCCGCTGGCTCCATCGTCTACATCAGCGGAGCGACGGGCAACCTGCCCCTTATCACGCTCGCCCAGGCGAACAACGACGCCAACTCGTCCCAGACCATGGGCTTCGTCAAGACGTCGATTGCCAACAACGGTCAGGGCTACGTCATCGTGCGCGGGGTGCTGGAGAACATCAACACCTCCGCCCTCACGGAAGGCGTCCAACTTTACCTGTCCCCGACGACCCCGGGTGCCTGGACGACCACGAAGCCGGTCGCCCCGCAGCACATGGTCTACGTCGGCATCTGCATCCGCTCGCATCCGACACTCGGCACGATTCTGGTGGCAGTCCAGAACGGCGTAGAACTCGACGAACTCCATGACGTCCTGATCACGACTCCGACCAACGGTCAGGTCTTGAAGTATGACTCGGTCTCCGGCCTATGGAAGAACGGAACGGATGTCGGCGGAGTCGCTTGGGGCGGGATCACCGGGACTCTCAGCTCGCAGACCGACCTTCAGTCCGCCCTCAACGCCAAGGCGAACCTCGCTGGGGCTACCTTTACTGGAAAAGTAAACCTAGCAACGATTGGAGTCGGAAGCCCGAGCGTGAACCTCGGAGGACAATGCGACTCTGCACCGGCTTCGGCAACGAACGGAGACCTGTGGATTTCAAATGCGGCCTCGCCTAAATTGACCTATCGGGCTGGCGGGATTAACTACAACTTGGCCGTCCTGAATCAGTTCAACACCTTCACCGGGCAGATGGTGATTAACACAACCTCTTCAACGACCGCCGCCCTGCGCGTCACTCAGCTCGGAGCAGGCAACGCCATCGAGGTCGAGGACAGCACCAGCCCTGACTCTACTCGCTTCGTCGTCGATGCAAACGGCAAGGTCGGCATCGGCGTCGCCCCGGATGCGGCCGCCGCGCTTAAGGTGGACGCAAACGGCATCATGTTCTTTGATGGAAGCCGACAATTAGTGGCACAAGAAAACCCCAACCTAATTTGGTTGGCTCAGAATTATTTAGGCACAATCAGCTCTTGGTCTTACGACTCTGGCACGAACGAAACTACCGTCAATCATTCCAGCCAAGTGGTCGATGCGATCACCGCATCTATTGACCCGATGAGCGGCATCGTACTACAACTAGTAGACTACAACGACCCTAACGGATTTAGCTCTAACGCTGTAACCTATGCTCCTGGGTACATTGTTTTTGGTGGTGACCTTACTTCCAAGAACCTATTCCCGAGGATTTACCCTTCAATGTATTTCCTGCCTGGTGCAGAGAAAGCCTTCTGATTATGATCACCGCCATCCTCTCCTTCCTCGCCGGCGTCGTCGTCGGCATCCTCGTCTTCCGTAAGAACCGCGCCAAGCTCGACGGAGCCGAAGCCAAGGGCAAAGACCTTCTGGCCGCTCTCAAGGGAGACAAGTGAATCGTGCGTACCCCTCTGGTCATCGCCGTGCTGGCCCTGACCACGGGGTGCAGTATGTTCAGCAAGCCCCAGGCTGAGATTCCCAAGCAGCCCGACGCCCCGACGAACCAGAACATCGTCGAGAATGTCGGCAAGGACATCGACAAGGTCGACGGGCGGGTAGCCGCCGCCGTCGCCGTCGCCCGGGAGAACGCCGAGAAGCCCGAGGTCGTCAAGGCCGAGACCGGCGTCGCCCTGTCCTACCTTCCCGCCCCCTCCGAGGCCGACGTCGCCTTCGCCCGTCAGCGAGCCGGCAAGGCAGACCAGAAGGACTACAAAGCCGCCGAAGAGTACGGCAAGAAACTCCTCGCCAAGATCAACGCCGACTGGGCCAGCATGGAAGCCCAGCAGAAGGAAGCCAAGAGGGTCTCCGACATGAAGGACAAGCGTATCGAGGAATTAACGCAGGAGGTCGTCCGTGTTAAGCAGGAAGCCAGTAATAACGTCTGGACGATGACGGGTGCCGGCCTCGCCGTGATCGGTGCGCTGACCACCGCCTTCATGGGTCCGAAAATCGGACTGCCCCTCCTGCTCTGCGGAGCCTTCTGCGGTGCCGTCCCCTTCATCATCGACTCGCCGTATTTCGAGTACATCGCCGGCGGCACCCTCCTAGTCTCCTCCGGCCTCGGCCTCTGGTGGCTGGCCGACAAGGTGCGAGACTCCGTCAACAAGCAATCCATCCCACCCTCCCATGACGAAGCGACGCCAAAAGAGTAAAGTGGTCTTTGTTAAGCTCGGCCGGCAGCGAGCATGGGGCCAGGCGACCATCGGCGAAGGTCTCATCGAGATTGACCCCCGCCTCGGTGCCAAGCGTCAGTTGGAAGTCCTCTGCCATGAGCAGGTCCACCTGACCTTCCCCGAGATGTCCGAAGCCCAAGTCGACCGCGCAGGCAAAGACCTAGCCGCCGTCCTCTGGGATCAGAGTTACCGCCGAGTCCTCCTTACCCCCAACGCCAAGCCCCCCCGTATTTCGTGAGTGCCGCCCCCATCAACCCCGAGGAAATCCCCCGTGAGGTCAAGGACGGCGTCGTCGCCGGAGTCCTAGGTGGCCTTGCCATGGTGGCGCGGCTCCTCCTCTCCACCGAACCCGTATCGGCTGGCTGGGTCATGCGAAGGGTCGCCGCTGCTGCGATCACCGCCGCCATCGTGGGCTACGCCATCCAAGACCATATCCAGTCGCCTGGGCTTCGCATGGGCGTCGTCGGTGCCGCCGGCTACTCCGCGCCGGAATGTCTGGACTACCTACTCAAGTACATCAAAGCCCGTGGGCAGTCCGAGGTCGCCAAGGTAACCAAGAAACCCAATGGCAAAAAGAAGCCCTCTAAAGGACGCAAGTGAGAAGAACTTGCTGGTGTCGGTCTCTGGGCTGGTGATCGCCTCCGCCCTAGCAGCCCTTATGTCGGCTTGGACGGCTGGCTTCGTCCTAGACCAGTTACAGTCCACCGAGGCTATGGCCCTCATAATCACCGACGGGGGCATCAAGTCCGACTCCAAGGACTTGGAGCGGAACCTGTCCACCGCCACCCTAGCCCTCCAGACCTGCCGAGATTTGGGCTGGGCTTTGGCTGTGGGCTGTTTGGGGGTCGGGTTGGCAATAGTAGTCAGACTGAGGAAGAAAACCCCGCCACGGGCTTCCTAGGGGGTCAGGACGACTCGTACTTCGTCCCCTGATAGTACAAGGCCGCGCCGACCTTCCGAGGCTCCATAATGCCGTTCGTCACCATGGCCTTGATGAGCGACTCCGCCTGGTCTCGGTTCAACTTGTGGTCGGAGATCAGTTCCTCAATCAAAGCCCCCCGGCTGACCTTCGGCTTGGACTCAAAGTGCCGGAATTGCTGCCCGACCTTGAGCAGCTCGAAACCGCCGGCCAAGGGTGCGACCTCCCAGAACACCCGATCATCGGCGTGTTTCAGTTTCAGGGTCAGCGTCGGCTTACCGTCAGGAGTACGCATCCCGGCCTCCTTGCCACGCTTCGACAGCATGAAGGAGAACACCGGCTGGTCCTTGGACTCCCGGCGGATGTTCAGGACGGCGCGGACATAGTTCACAAGTTCCGCTCCCCCCGTACCGCTATACATGATGTCCGAGAAGGTCTGGCCGTCCGTGACCTCCTTGGCCTTGGGCTTGCCTTCGTGATGGATCAGGATGGCGATGCACCCCGTCTCCTTGAGCATCGGCTCCAGCAGCCCACGGCAGAAGTTCGTGACGTCGACGTTGTCATTGATGTTCCCGCCGATGTACGCCATCAGGGGGTCCAGAATAATGACGTCCAACTTATGCCGGACGATGATCTTACGGGCGAGCTGGATGATGTCGTTCCCGCGCTTGGACGATTCGTTGAAGAAGTGCAGGTTTTGTCTGACCATGGCCTTCTCGTCGTTGTTCAGCCTCATGCCCGACATGACGCCTTGGAAGGACTGAGCCATGTCGCCGACGTCGCCCTCCGCCTGGAGGACGCCCATCTTCAGCGGGTGCTTCGCCGGGATGCCGAACAACTCCCGACCGCAAGCCCATGACATGGCCATCTGCATGGCGAAGGAAGACTTGCCGATGCCAGACTGCGCGGTGATGAGCAGCGAGCCGCCCTTCTGCAACCAGCGGCCGTGACCGATCACCGTGTTCGGGTCGTTCAGGACGTCGTAGTTTTCAAGGACGTCGGTCGTGACCTCTTCAGGAAAGTCCTGACCTTCCCGCCAGACCATGAACTCATCCCAGTCGGAAGCCCCGACCTTGAACGCCACAATCTTCTGTTCGTTCTCGCCGCGCAGGACTCCCCCCAGCCGGCTCCAGCGGGAAGGGTTCTTGTTCTGAGGGTCAGGCTCATGGTCGGCCAGATAGTCATACACCGTATTACGTCGTTCCTCCCATTGCTCCTTGGTCTCGGCGTCGACCCGCACCCAGGCGTGGACGGACTTGCCGCCCGAGTCGACGAGCAGGCTGATGGGGAGGTTCGACTGCTGAAAGATGGCCACCTGTTCGTCCTTCGGCTTCTTGTCGAACTCGACCAGCACATGGCGGTAGGCGGACACCGCCCCGTCCGTACCCGTAAAGTCGTCAGGGGTAAAGGGGTTGATACGAATCCAAGCCCCGGACTCCGAAGCAGCGAACTTGCCGGCACCGACGGCACCGGGGCCGAAGAACTTCGTGATCCATTCGGCGCGGGTCAGGAACAGACCCTTGGACGCCGGAAACCACTTCCCGTCTTCGGTCTGGCCGGCCTCGTTCGTGATGCAGATGACGTCCTCGTTGGTGAAGCAGTTCAGTAATACGTCGGCCGTCGTGAACGGCGTCTGGGCGTCGGCCAGCTCGGCGACCCGGGTAGGATCGAAAACGAAGCGACCGTTCGCACCGACCCTACGCTCCCTGCCGGCGACGAGCCAGCCCTTCTGGCGTTCGTGCGGCTTGACGTAGGCGTCGTTCAATTTGTGACGCAGGTCTTTCTCGTTCCACGGGGGCGAGCAACGGACGTTGAACTCCTGAAGCAACGCCCAGGCGTCCGACCACGGCAGGTCGAACCCGTTGGCGAGGATGCTCGCTGCGCGGTAGGTGGCGGGGTGTCCGCCTTGGCCGGCGACGGCAGGGGGCAATTTGGCGAGATAGGCTCTCGCCCCGGAAATACGATCCTCGGTGGTCATGGTGGCTCTTTGACTAACCGAGTTAGGCTTTGGCTTCGTAGTCCGCAATCCTATTCCCGATGAAGGACATCACAGGGACTGCCATTGAGTTGCCGCAAGCCTTGTAGCGGGGGCCGTCGGGACAGTCCTCTTCGGGCTTGCCCTTCCAAACGATGCGTGACCAGTTGTCGGGGAAACCTTGCAGTCGCTCACACTCGACCGGCGTCAGGCGACGCACGGCCATAGGCGTCATGCAAGCAGGAGCGCCATGACCACCGGCCGTGCGAAGCGGGACATGGATGTCGCCAGTCAGCGTCTGGTTGTACAGGTCAACGCCTTGCGGGGAGGCGACGTTGGCCCCGACGAGAGGCACATTGCCACCACCTGTGCCAAAGCGGGACACAACGGTTGGAGCCACATCCAGAGGGCCGGTGATGCGGGAGTCGTTCGGGTGGTTCTCGTAGACCTTCTGTTCGTGAGCCACGCCGTGGACGAAGGCCGATGTGATCGTGTGATACGGCTCACCAGGCTGGCCTACGCCCAAGCCTTGGCGGTTCATCTCGTCTTTCTTCTCTGGGTCACGGCCGGCGTTCCGGAGGTCGAGAGGGATCGGCTCTACCACCGCATGAGTAGTGCGGGTGTCGCCGAGGTCGAAGTTGTTCAGCGTGTTGCTGCTATCGGCCAGCACCCAAGTCTCGTTATCGGTGACTGACTGCGCTCGCTTGGATTTTCGGAACGGAATGGGCTGACCCGGAACAAGGTAAGCACCGCCCTGGCTGAACAGTTCCTGATTGGAAGCACCGACCCCACCGCTGCCCTTTGCGGACTGGTTAAGTGTGGGATGAACATCTGAGCCGTCCCAATGGGACAGAGGCTTAATAACCAGTCCTTCACTACCGCCACCAAGGTCGCCACCGTTTGCTCGGATCGTGCCGATGCCTTCTGAGTACTGACCGAAACTGCTAGGTGTAAAAGTCTGTGGAATCAGGCGTCCTGTGTGGGCGTCTTGTCCTGTGTAGGCTCCTGGGTGGGTGTCGGCGCACAAGGTTCCGACGGTGCGTTGCAAGCCGTCTGCATCAAAGCTTTCTCCAGCATCGGAGGTAATGTTTTTCCTCTTTTTCCCGCCCGACGCAAGATACCCTGACAAGCCTTCGCGGAGAGAAAGAACCTCGGATGCAGCTCGCCAGTCTCCAAGACACGCGACAACGAAGACTCGACGACGACGCTGGGGGACTCCGAAGTGTTGAGCGTCCAGCACTCGGTAGGCGAACCCATACCCGAGTTGGACCAACGCCCCGAGGAAGGCTCCAAAGTCAGATCCTTTGGGTTCACCAGAACTGAGGACACCTGGCACGTTTTCCCAGACAATCCACTTGGGTTTGAGTTTGTCAGCCAATCCAAGAAAGGTGAGGGCGAGGTTGCCCCGGGGATCGGCGAGTCCTTTGCGGAGTCCGGCGACGGAGAAAGACTGGCAAGGAGTTCCTCCGACCAGAAGGTCGATTGCTCCGGGTTCAAGGGGCCATGATTGGTATTCGGTGAGGCTTCCATAATTGGGGACGTCTGGGAATCGGTGTTTAAGGATGGCGCAGGGGAAAGGTTCGATCTCGGAGAATCCGACGGGCTTCCATCCGAGGGGATGCCAGGCGACGCTGGCTGCTTCCATGCCGGAGCAGACGGAGAGATATCTGATGGGTTTTCCGACGGGTGCGGGTTGTGCGGGTTCATTCATTTGCGTGGGTTGTGATTCATAAGAATGTAAGATAAAGTTCTGGGCGTGATGCGCCATAGGGCTTGGACGTAAGGCTGTTACGCAAAGTGCAATGTCTACTTCTTTGCAATGAAAATTTTTTGCAATTGCGTCTTCTCTAATGCTATAGGCAATTGATTTCATGGTGGCGGTTCTGTTATCACCCCGTACCCCCTATGCGTCAACCGTAAAAGTACTTCATCTGGCACCGCTTGCCGTCGAAGAACCGCAGACGCAGTTTCTTCATCTTGCCGGCCTTCTCCATCTCAATCAACCAGACCCGACCTGTCGAAAGATGTACGCCCCACTCCTTCGACCATTGCTCCATGTCCTTGAACCCCTTAGGCACGGGGTCGGCGTGTCCGGCCTTGATGGCCCACAGCTTCTTTAGGACGTCGTTGGCCTTCATGTCAGATGGGCAGAATCCACTCGTCCTGATCGTGGGGCTGCTCATGCACCCACGGTATGAGTTTCTCGTCGTTATAGTAGCCAAATACCATGCCTTGCGACCAGGCGAACGTAGCGCGGCGGGTATTGGCGTAATCCATAGCCCCCCGGCGGGTCAGGGTGCCGACGCTGATGCCCGTCGGGGTATCGTCCCGTCGACCCGTCATGCGGCCGACCTTATGGGTATGGGCGAAAATCACGTTGCCGTACATCTCGGCCATGTCCCGGGGGGCGTTCTCCCCGTAGACGGTTCCGTGCGTGAATTTGTAGTTGGCCAACTGGAACGCCTGCCAGATGCCGGTGTACTCGACGAAGAGGGCTTTCCGCTTCCGGCAATGTTCGGTTATATCGTTGATCAGGCGGAGGGCGTAGCCAGAATAGACTTCGTCGTCCGAGGCGGCTTCGCGCCAGAGCCTGACCTCATGGTTGCCGGCCAGAACGACGTTCGGGCGGAGCTGGTCGAGGAACTTCAGCCCCCCGCCGATATCAGGCTCCACGGCGTCGCCCTTGCCCCGCGCCGACGACATGAACGGGGTCATGTCCACGAAGTCGCCCAAGTGGACGGTCATGTGGGGCTTGAAGCGATCCTTGAACTTGAGGACGCCGGCGATGGCCTTCGGGTCGGCATACATCCCATGGGAGCAGCCGACCGCCATGAACCTTTTCCAGCCCTTATTGATGTTCATTACTGTTAGGCAGGTGTTTAGGGGGTCTCCCCGTGCCGGCGTAGACGAAGGACATCTTCATGCGGTTGGCGGCTTCTTGGATTGCACGGAGGGAATAGCCGTATTCGTAGGCCGTTTCCTTCGTCGTAAGCCCACGCCCTATGGCCTGGGGGATGATCGTCCGTGCCGGCGGCTTGCCGTACTTATTGACCCGTTTCAAGTTGTTCATCGGTTCAGCAGATTGACCGCTTCGTGCTGGCCGTTGTGCAGCTCCCAGAACTCGACGTTCGACCGGCGAAGCGTCGGCAGCACCGTGCGCTTCCACTTGGCCATGGCGTCGGCGAACTCGTCCCGGCTGTAGGCCACGAACTCGGGATGCTCGACCTTGCCGCCGTCGAGGATCACCAGCAGGGCGTGGCAACGGCGGGGCATCTTATGGGTGTATTCGGTCAGGTTGATAGGGGGTTTTCTCATTTGCGGTGTTTGGATGGTTTAAGGTTAAGCCCGAGGTATCGGGCGGCTTCGTAAAGGCTTGCACGGCGGTAGCCGTACTTGGCCTCGATGTCGGCGTAGGTCAGGCCGGCGGCGTGTGCTTCGATGACCGCTTGCTTGATTTTTCCGTAGTTGTTGGGGCGTCGGGTTGCCATTTGTTCCAAGGTTTGGCCATGAGTTCGGCCCAGCGATCCCGGTCGGCTTTGTTGACCATTGCGGCTCGCTTGGCTTCGGCCGGCGTCAGGCTGGCCTTGATGAACTTGGTATTCTTGCAGGACATACCCAGGCGTTTGGGGTGCTTCATTCGTCGGTCGGCTTGGCGTCGGGTATAGAAGCCCCGCGCATGATTGCGTCGTTCAGCCGATCGACCTCGGCCTTGAGTCTCTCGACACGCATTTGGTAGGCGTTAAGTTTCCGGGCAAGCTCGACGCTGGCCTCGTCAAGGGTCACGCCGATGCGGTTT